CGACACGGCCGCTTCGGAGCTCGCCTTCGACGCATTGATCGAGGCCGTGCGCGACACCGTGCGCGCCGACCCGAGCTTCGGCGGTGCATGCGCCCCCAGCCCGATCAAGGACGAGAAAGCCACCGACGGCATGCAGGTCGGCGGCACCGGTGCGGTCAGTTTTTGCGGCGTGCAGTGCCACGGCGCCTCCCTGCAGTTGCGGACCTGGCGCTACCTCTGAGCCAGGCCCCTCTGTTCATTCCCTCCCTTCATCCATCAACCAACCAACCTACGGAGAACGCCGACATGGCAAAACTCATGCGCAAGATGGCCATCCTGGCCAAGGCTGAAACGGTACGCGGTACCGACGCCCTTCCGACCGGTGCGGCCAACGCCATCCTGGTCAGCGAAGTCACCCTGACCCCCATCGAAGGCGATGTGGTCCAGCGCGACAACGTGCGACCCTACTTCGGCTCGCGCGGCTCCGTGCTGGTGACCCAGTACAGCAAGATCGCCTTCTCGGTCGAGATCGCGGGCGTCGCCGCCGCCGGCGACGTGCCGGCCTATGCCGCGCTCATGCGCGGCTGTGCCATCGCCGTCACCACGGCCGCCGGCGTCAGCACCACCTTCGCCCCGGCCACCGACGGCCTCGAGTCGCTCACCATCTACGGCAACGTCGACGGCACCGTCTACAAGATGACCGACGCGCACGGCAACGTGAAGGCCACCATCGACGCCAAGGGCATCCCGAAGTGGCAGTTCGAGTTCACGGGCCTGTTCGTGCCTGCCGCCGATGCACCACTGCCCACGGCCGACTACACCAAGTTCATGGACCCGCTGGGCGTGAACAAGGCCAACACCACCCTCACGCTCGACGGCCTGGGCGTGGCGGCCAGCGCCTTCAGCTTCGATGCCGGCAACACCGTCGTGAAGCGCGACCTCATGACCGTCGACTCGGTCGAGATCACCGCCCGCGTCTCCACCGGCTCGGTCACCTTCGAGAACACCTCGGTGGCCACCAAGGACTGGATCGGCATGGCGCGTTCGAGCAAGCGCGTGCCCCTGGCCCTCAAGCACGGCCAGGGCGCGACCAACGTGGTCGAGTTCCTCTCGCCGCGCGCGCAGATCGGCAAGCCCACCTACAGCGACGTCGACGGCGTGCAGATGGTCACCGTGCCGCTCGAGTTCGTGCCCAGCGGCTCGGGCAACGACGAGTGGTCGATCGTCGTGCGCTGAGCACGGCCTTCTTCTTCATTCGCTGACCCAGTCATTCATTCAAGACACAAGGAAGAGAACCCGATGCCCCAGAAGCTCAAGATCGCTGTGAAGCCCACCTTCATCGCCCCCGTGGTGATGCGTGTGCCCGGTGACGGCCAGGTCGAGGAGGTGCGTTTCGACGCCGTCTTCAAGCGCCTGTCCAAGACCGACAACGAAACGCTGCAGGCGCGGCTGGACGCGCGCAGCCTCACCGACCGCGAACTGCTCGACATGGTGCTGGCCGACTGGAAGGGCCTGGAGGGCGAAGACAACGCGCCTTTCATCTGCACGCCCGACAACCGCGCCGCAGCGGCCGAGGACTGGCCGACCTTCGAGGCGGCCATTGCCTACAGCTACTTCGAGCACGCGTACCCGGCCGCCGTAAAAAACTGAGGGGCGCCGCGCGCTTCGTGCTCGGAGTCGCGCATCGCGTCCATGACGAGCTGGACGACGATCTCCGCAGCCAGTGCGCGTCGCTCGGGCTCGACCCGAAAAAGCTCGTCTCCTCGATGGCGAACGGGGACGGCCCGCCGCCATTCGAGCTGTGGCCGGAACACCAGGAAGCCTTCGAGGTGTTTCACGCCTGTCGCACGCAATGGCGAGTGGTCGCCGGTGCGGCAGGCGCGTGGTTCCAGGGGCTGGACTTCGGTGCGGTCGACGTGGCGATGCGGCGCCTGGGCATTCCGCGTGTGCGCCAGCGCGAGGTGTTCCTGCAACTGCAGGTGATGGAAGACGAAGGCATTGCGGTGCTGAACGTCTAGCAACAGCGCGGGCCGACGGCCATCGAAGGAGCTTGGGGCCGGCAGATGTCGGCCTTATTTTTTCTTTCTCTCACACGGACCATACAGACATGGCTTCTTCAACACCAATCGGAACTCCTTCGGGATTCGATTTTTCGAACCTCACCAAGGCGATTCCCAATTTGCTTGAGCAGATGGGGAAGGCAAACGGATCGCTAGGTCGGCTTGCGGCTGTCTCGGGAGGAACTGGCAAGAGCGCCACGCCGGCTCAGCTCGTTATCGAGTTTACCGGCGACATCGTCAATCGAGTTCACAGCGGGGCCCGAGAAAGCGTCGGGTACACCTTTGCGAAGGAGGTGTCGGGCAACCCTGGGGGATTCACGAACGATCAGCTGCAAGAGAAGGTAGCCGCGATTTCAAAGACGAGCGGGATCACGCAGGCTCGCGGGGCGGAAGCCATTGCAGCGTTGATCGCAACAGGCAAGGTCTTGGACGGCCGGGCGTTGGACCTTGCGGTCGTCGCAACGGCCGAACGAAATCGGATCTTGGCGGTGCCGCCTTCAGACACCGCGGCGAAGTTCGCCATGCTGGGCAGAGAACCAGCAAAGGGGTCGCTCGAACTCGACAAGAGCGACGAGTTCTCCAACTATCTTCGCCCGGAAGTCCTCCGGAAAATCGTGAGTCTTGATGACCAGGGGAAGAAGTTGGAGGCTGTGGCGCTCGCCCAGATAACCTTCGGAGAGGAGGCAATTCTGCGCGCGCGAAAAATGGCCGCGGGCAAGACCGGCCTCGATCGTTTCGACCAGACCATATCTGATGTGGGTGATGCTGTTGATAATTTTTTCCGTCAGTTCGGACGGCCAAAGACCAAGCAGGATCAGATCGACGAGAAATCCAAGGTAATCGACCACTATCGCGGTCAGCAGAACAGTCGAGGTGGGTCGCTCTACGAAGCCCCGAATCAGCTCATGGCGAAGTTGATTGCGGACAAAGCGAAGCTGGAAGCATCCCAACGACGGGATTTGGAGGCGGCGGCATTGCAGAAGAATGATGCAAGCGCCTCAAAGGCAGAGAACGCTGCAATCGAGAAGGCGCTCGACGACCGCAACCGCGACAGGGAGACCCAGGATCTTGCTACGGCCCTCAGCAAGCACTGGGGAGCGAACAGCGTCGCTCGATTGCCCGCGCCTTCCGCGGTAAACCAAAGCAGTCCGGGACCCAGGAAGCCATCGAGCGCCGGTATCCAACGCGCTGAAGCTGATGGAATGCGCCCGTGCATCGAAGTCGTGTGCGGTTGCAAGACAGGCGTAACGGACCAAGCAAGGAAAGGCGTGCAAAAGGCCGCGCCAAGCGAAGCCTCAGAACTCGCATCCGTCGACCCAGAACAAGCGCGACAAGCCGCCCTGCTCGAAAGCATGCGCAAGGCCACCTCCGGCGTTCTCGACCAGACGACCGCACTGGACGCGCAGAACACTGCGCACGGAAAAACTAAGTCGGCGCTGAAGGAACTGAACATCGCTCAACTGGAGCGTCAGTACCAGGACCTGGACAACACCGAGCAAGTCATTCCTGGCTACCTGGAGGCGCTCGGTGCGCGTATCGAAGCCGAGAAAGAGCTGTTGAAGATTACCCGCAACAGTGAAGGCATCGAGGCTGCCGACAAGGAAAAGAGCAAGCGGGATGCGAAGGCCACCAAGATGTCCGACGACATCGGCGGTGCATTCCGAGAAGGTTTCGTGAATCTGCTGGAAGGCAAGGAGAACGCGCTCGACAAGATGGGCGAGTCGCTCAAGAAGAAGATCGTTTCGTCGATCGCAGACGCGCTCTACGACACATCGCTGAAGCCAGCCGTCGAGGCATTTTCCGGATGGTTCTCGGGCCTGTTCAAGGGCGGATCTTCGGGTGGTGGGGCTCTTGGAGGCGAAAGCTCCGGCAGCAACTGGTTGGGCAGCCTCGTGAACGGCGTGATGAAGTTCTTCGTCACGAGCGCCAACGGCAACGTCTTCGCCTCGCCCGGCCTGCACACCTACGCCAACAGCGTGGTCGGCAAGCCCACTTTCTTC